GGCGGAGCCTTGCCCTTCGACTGGACCCATCCGCGTGAGGGCACGCCGGCCACGTTCCGCTTCCTCGAGGCGCCGCGTGTTGCGGCCATCACGGGCACGCTGTTCACGGTCGCGGTCAAGCTGGAGCACCTGCCATGAGGACGATGTCGGCGGCGGCACGTGCGGCTGCGCATGCCGAGACCAGCGACAAGGTCTGGCTGGTCCTGCTGGAGATCGCGGCTGCAGGTCTTGCGGCGCCGATCCGGGTGGTCAACGACAACCAGGACATCATGCACCAGGGTTGGACCTTCATCGGCTATCCGTTCGAGGTCGAACTTCCGCCGGAGAACCAGGACCGGCCGATGATCGCAAGGATCCGGATCGACAACACCGAGCGTCTGATCGTCGACGAGGTGCGGAGCATCAGCGAGCCACCCACCGTCACGCTGCGCGTGATCCTCGCTGATCAGCCCGACATGATCGAGGTCGAATATGCCGGCATGCGCCTGCGCAACGTCACCTGGGATGCCGGCGAGATCTCGGGCGACCTCGTCTACGAGGACATTCTCTCCGAGCCGGTCTGCGAGCAGATGACGCCGGCGCGCTTTCCGGGGGCGTTCTGATGTCGGACGTCCCTGGTTGGGTCGCTGCCTATGTTGGCTTGCCGTTCCGGGAAGGCGGGCGCGATCGACAGGGCCTCGATTGCTACGGGCTCCTGCGTCTCGTGATCAACGAACGCTTCGACGGTGCTATCCCCGAATACGAGGGCATCGCTTACCGGGCAGGCCACGACCGCGATCTGCTTGCCGCCTTGATGGACGAGCGCATCCGTCTTTGGACACCCGTCCCCATGGGCAGCGAGAGGCCGGGTGACGGCGCGTTGCTGCGCGTGATGGGCTGGCCCATCCATGTCGGCGTCGTCGTGTCGTTCGGCTGGATGCTCCATATCGAAAAGGACTGCGACAGCGTCCTCGAACGCTTCGATGCGGGCTCCCGCTGGGAGCGCCGCTTGCTCGGGTTCTACCGCCATGCCGCTTGATGGATTGCAGGTTGAGACGCCGATCCGCTGGACGCTAGTCGCGCGCCCGTTCTCGACCGAGCGCCAGGCCTGCGCGGCCCCTGCAGGCATCAGCCTGGCGCAGATGCTTGAAGCCTCCGACCTGCCGCAGCGCTACTGGCCCTATCTGCAGGTCTTCGTCGACGATCAGGAGATCCCGCGCGCCTGGTGGGGGCGGGTGCGGCCCAAGGCGTCGGCGCGGCTCTTCGTGCGCGTCAACGCCCTGGGCGGGGGCGGCGGAGGGAAGAACCCGCTCGCCATCATCGGCGCCATCGCGGTCATCGCCTTCGCGGCATGGGCGGCGCCGGCGCTGACGGCTGCGGCCTTCGGAGCCGAGGTCGCGGCGGTCAACGCCGCAGGTGTCTTCACGGCCATGGGCATCACCAAACTCGCGCTTGCCGGTGCCATCACCATGGTCGGCTCGCTGCTGGTCAACGCGATCGCGCCCACGCCCACCCAGTCGTTGCGCGGTGCGGATGCCGGCCTCTCGACCCCGAGCTATGCCATCACCGGGACGACCAACCGCCTCAATCCCTACGGCCCGATCCCGCGCATCTACGGCACGCGACGGATCTTTCCGATCCTCGCCGCCAGGCCCTACACCGAGACCGTCGGCAATGAGCGCTACATGCGCCTGCTGCTGCTGGCCGGCTATGGCCCCCTCAAGATCGAGGATATCCGCATCGGGGCTACACCCCTGGCCGCCTTCGACGGCGCCGAGGTCGAGATCCGCGAGGGCTGGGCCGACGATCAGCCGGTCACGCTCTACACCAAGCGCATCGAAGAAGACGCGCTCTCGATCGCGCTGACCGCTGCGGGCGGCTGGCGGATTGTGACCTCGCGTCCCGCGGCGCGGGAGATCAGCCTCGACATCGCCTTCGAGCGCGGACTCACTTTGTTCGACGATCAGGGGGCACGCGCCAATGCCAGCGTCGTCTTCGATGCCGAATACCGGCCCGTCGGCGCTTCGGCTTGGATCGCGATCCCCTGGAAGGCCGGCGGTGATGCGGGCTTCGAGGTCGCGGGCAAGATCACGATCACCGATGCCTCCTCGTCCCCGGTGCGCCGCGGCGGTCGCTTCGAGCCCGCCCAGGTCGGCCAATATGAGATCCGGCTGCGGCGCGTCAGCGCCGATGCGACCAACCCCCGGCTGATCGACGCCGCATCGCTGGTGGTGCTGCGCAGCATCACCAACGACCCGCCCATCACCATGACCGGGCTCGCCCTGGTGGCGCTGCGCCTCAAGGCCTATGAGCAGATCAACAATCAGCTGCAGCAGATCAGCTGCCAGGCGACCTCGTATCTCCAGGTCTGGAACGGCACTGCCTGGGCCTGGGCGTTCTCGCGCAACCCGGCCTGGGCGTATTGCGATGTCCTGCGCCGGCGCGGGCAGACCCAGCTGATCGGCGATGCCCGCCTCGACCTCCCAGCGCTGCTCGCCTGGGCCCAGGCCTGCGATGCCCCGGCCCAGGATGGCCAGGCCAGATGGACCTTCGATGGTGTCGTCGAGGGCGGCTCGGTCATCGAGACGCTGCGCGATATCGCCGCCCATGCCCGCGCGCGTTATGGGCTGCGTGACGGCAAGCACTCGGTCGTGCGCGACATGCCACAGAGCGTGCCGGTCCTGCACATCACCCCGCGCAATTCCTTCGGCTATGTCGGGCGCAAGCAGTTCATCGACCAGCCCCATGCGCTGAAGGTCCGCTTCATCAACCCCGACAAGGATTGGCAGGAGGACGAGCGGGTCGTATACGCCGACGGCCAAAATGCCGCGAGCGCCGAGCGCTTCGAGACCATCGACATGATGGGCTGCACGCGCGCCGCACAGGCCTGGCGCGAGGGGCGCTACCACCTCGCCGTCGGCCGGCTGCGCCCGGAGACCCATGAGGTCTACCAGGACGTGGAGGCGCTGCGCGCCACCGATGGCGACCTCGTCATGTTCGCCCATGACGTGATCCTGGTCGGGCTGGCAAGCGGACGGATCAAGGCGCGGATCCTTGCCGATGGGCTGGTGACGGGGCTGTTGTTGGATGAACCCGCACCCATGGAGGGCGGCAAAAGCTACGCCCTGCGCGTGCGGCGCGCGGACGGAGCGAGCCAAGTGCTCCCGCTGGTAACAGTGCCTGGCGATGCGCGGAGCGTGACGCTGGCCACGCATCTTCCCGAGGCTTTGGCGCCTGAACCCGGCGATCTCTTTCAGTTCGGTGAGGCTGGGCGCGAGGCGGCGCCAATGCTGGTAAAAGGGATCGAGCCGGGGCCGAACCTCTCCGCCAAGCTGGTGCTGATCCCCGCAGCGCCCGGGGTTCACCAGGCCGATACAGGTCCGATCCCAGCGTTCGATAGCTACATCACCAGGCCGGCACAGATCGAATTGGTGCGCCCAGCGGCGCCGGTGGTTTGGACGACAATTTCCGATGAGACCGTGCTGGTGCGTGGCCCCGACGGCAGGTCCACCCCGCGCATTCTGGTCCGCCTCTATCCCCCTGGCTCCGATGCCACCAATGCACCTGACGGCATCGAAATCCGCTACCGGGAGACGGGCAGCGCCGGTCCATGGGCGTCAGTACCGACGCAGCCTGCCGATACCCTGACCATCGCCATCCAGCCGGTCGAAGATGGAAAAAGCTACGATTTGCGCCTGCGCTTTGTAACGCAGAACGGAATTGCCTCCGACTGGACGCAGGTACTGGCGCACCAAGTCGTGGGGCGCACCACGCCGCCCGCAGATGTCCTTGGCTTTACCGCAGAGCGGCGAGCAGACCGTGTCCAGCTGTCCTGGGAGCCGGTCTCGGCGCTCGATCTCGTCGGCTACGAAATCCGGATGGGCGCATCCTGGGATGCCGGGACGCTTGTCACGACCCGCCACCGCGGCACGACGCTCTTTGTCGCCCTGGCCGACGCGGGAGAGCGGGTGTTTCACATCAAGGCGATTGATGAAATCGGCCTTGTAAGCCTTGCCGCAAGCAGCGTCGCTGCGGCCGTCGCACCGCCTGCGAACGTGGCGGCCTTCGATGTCATCCCGCAGGGCGATCACGTCCGGGCATCCTGGGAGCCTGTCGAAGGAACGGGCGTCGAATACGAGCTGCGCGCAGGAACGACCTGGGGCACTGGACGCTTCGTTGGGCGTGCGGCCGGCAATCATCTCGTGGCGCTTTGGCCGATCCGCGAAGCGACGGATGAGACCTTCTGGCTCAAGGCCATCTCCTCGGCCGGGCTCTATAGCGAGGGCGCCGCGTACGCGACGACAAGGCTGGCGCCGCTCACCGGACGCAACGCCGTCCTGGTTAGCGATCGCCAGGCGTTGGGGTGGCCCGGCGTCACGCAGGGGATGGAGATCATCGGCGGCAATCTGCTTGCCCTTGCGCGCAGTGGATCGACGACCATCGCGCGCGGCGAATATGTCTTTCCAGTCTCCTTTGGGCGGACATGGCGGGCGCGAAACTGGATCGAGGCCCATGTCGGCACGACGCCGGCTGATGACCTGGTCTGGGATACCGCGAGCTTCGCCTGGCAGGATCCGGAGGCATCCTTCGCTTGGTTACCGCTTGGCGATGTGGACGGCGCGACGCTTCGCAGCCAGATCGCGGTCGAGGCGCCCCTTGCCAATGATCTGATTGAAGGCTTTCGGCTAGCAGGCGCCCTGACAGGCATGCGCGGGCAGAACCTCTCCCAGGCGCAGAACCTGTCATACGCGCCGGCGCGCTTTGATCAGGGCCTGAAGGTGAGCGGTGGGACCAAGGCAGCCTGGTTGATCGCCATCCCCTCGGAATTCTCGACCACCTTCGATGTACGGCTGGACCAAATTCTCGATGAGCCGACCGTCTATCTCGCGCTCACCGGCAATGCCGGCACGCTGCGGCTGATCTGGTCACCCGAGGATGGCGCCTTTGCGCTTGAGGATGACCACGGCCAGCGCGTGACCGCCGCACTGCTGCGGCGCTCGGGCGACATCATCACCTTTGGCATCTGCCAAACACCGACGACGCGCAGGCTCTTTGTCGCCTCCGCCCAGACTGGACTGACCGCGTCGGGCGCAGCGCCACTCGCACCGCTCGGCGCCTTCACCGGCGCACAGCTACACCCCGCATAGGAGATCATCATGAAGATCGGCTTCGCCGAGCCTCTGGCCCGTCTGGGCCGGAAAGCCGGAACGGACGGCTTTTGCCTGCATGGACGCCTGGAGGCACGGCTCATCAAACCCGACGGCTCCGTCATCGTCCGGGTCAAGGACAACCTCATCGTCAATACCGGTTTTAGCTTTATCGCGCAGGCGGTCGGCCTCTCCACGGGTCGCCCGGGCGTGATGAGCCATATCGCGTTGGGCACGGGAACAACGGCGGCCGCTGCTGCAAACACCGCTCTGGTCACCGAACTGGCGCGCAAGGCAGCCGCTTTTAGCCACACAGCGGGCACCAAGGTGTTTCAGTTCGAGGCGACCTTCAATGCGGGTGAGGCAACCGGCGCCATCACCGAGGCCGGGGTCTTCAACGCGGCCAGCGCGGGAACCATGCTGGATCGCGTCGTTTTCGCGGTCATCAACAAGGGCGCCGACGACACGCTGACCCAGCGCTTTACCTTCACGATGA